TGTACTCGAACTTCGGGAAGGGCTTGCCATCGGGCCACAGGCGGAACCAGTCCCGCTTGACGATGCCGCCCTCCTCGGGGTCGATGATCTCGGCGTAGATCTCCTGCCGCCCCAACTTCGTGCCCTCGTAGGACAAGATCTGCTTCTTGAAGTTGTCGCTCAGGTTGGCCAAGTTGGCGTAGGTCGAGGCCGTGGTCAGCACGACATCGTCACCCTCCCGGGCGATCAGTTCGAGGATCAGATCCTTAGGCTTGGGCGTCGTGGTGCAGATCAGGCGGGTCTTGAACCCCTCGCCGAGGGTCAGGCGCAGGCCGAACTGCATCATGTCCCATGCGTCTTGCAGGTACTCCCACGCGGCCAACTCGTCGCACCAGCCGCCATGGAACTGCGGGCCGCGGAAGCGCTCAGGCTCGCTGGCCGGGATGCCCTTGATCAGGCTGCCGTTGACCAGCCGGAGTTCGTGCAGGGCCTTGTTGTAGTCCTCGATCAGGAACGCGGGGATCACCGACACCAGACCGGAGTCACCCTCGAAGCAGGTGCCGCGGACATCGGCGCTCGTGGGCGCTGCCACCAGCCAGCGGGTCTTGGGGTACTCCCACGCCCACCAGCCCAGTTGCTCGGCCGCGGTACGGGTCTTCCCGGCTCCCCGCCCGGCCAGCATCAGCCAGATCGACCACCAGTCCCCATGGGGCAGGGTCTGGTGCGGGAGGGCAGTGTGCTGCCATGTCAGCCGCCACGCGGTGGCGAGTTTCTTGTACGGCGGCAATTCCTTGAAGGCCGCCTGTACTTGGGGATCTGCCAGTTCAGCGAGATCCATTGGCCTGCCGTTTCAACTCGATGTTCTGGAGCAGGGCGGCCATCATCTTCTCGGCCTGCGACTCCACCTCGACCTTCAGCGGGTTCTCAGCGTCACCGGCCAGTTGAACCCGGTCGCCGAAGCGCTTGGGATCCCACTTGGCCAGCAGTTTCAGCCGGGTCTCGATCTGGAGTTTGCGGTGCCCCAGCATCTCCTCTTCGGTCACCGTCACGCTGTCCTTACCCTCCTCCGCCCCAGACGAGTACACCGTCTTCTTGCCCATCTGCGGGGTGTCGGCAATGATCAGGCACTGCTCGGCCAGCGCGTCGTATCCGATCTCCCGTGCGCGTGCGATGCTTGCGGAAAGGCCGACTCCGCCTCCAGCAGCAACAGCCTCATCATCCCTGTACATCCAGTCGTAGATGGTTCTCCATGCTGGGAACCCTTCCATGCGACAGATCTCTTTGAGGGGTATTCCTTCTGCGAGGAGGTTGCACATCTTCTGTGCGATATCGGGGGAGTATTTGCTTGGGCGGCCGGTTTTCTTGGCCTCAAGGCTTTTGGGCGCGATTTCTGCGGGCGCGGCTGTCTCACCCTTGCTGGGGGCCGCTACGGCCTTGATGGCCTTCTTCGCTGGCTTTCTCGGGGTTTCTGGCTTGGCCATATTCCTCTCCGGTTTGTTGATGTTCTAAGTCTAACCGAATCGGTTACGGCATAGGTTACCCAAGGGTGGAGATGATCCACGCCCCTCCCATCTCCAAAGAGACCAGAGCACCCGGGGGCTGCGATTCATCGATACCGGGTAGTTCCACCCGCGGCCTCGGTATCTTGTGCGGTCGCTCGCAGACACGCCGCTCGGCTGGCAGACGGGTGAAGTCTCGCCGGTGTTTCCTCCCTCGCCGCCCATGCAGGCTCTCACTGTCGTGAGGGGTACGGCTGACGGGAAAACAAAAACCCTTGCTACTGCCCCCCGGTGGAAACCCCGTTTCCGGGGCGAGAGGCATGAGCAAGGGTTCTGACTGTCGGTTTCCACGCCAACGGGAGCGATCATAGGTCTGGCCCTCAATACCTGTCAACTGATGTCGAGACCAGACCCATAAACCGATTCGCTTTCAGTTCGCCGGTGACTCACTGCCCTCGATCAGATCGACCTGCTCGGGTGCGCGGTACTGCTCCACGGGCGTGCCTTTCTGAACCTCGGCCACCAGATCATCCTGCGATGCGACGCGCACCGTCAACATGGTATTGGCGACATGGCTCAGTGCCTGCTGGCGCAGAGCGGCCTTGATCAGTCGGGTCTTGCCGTCGGGCGTGCCGACGAGGTAAATGCGTTGCTGAGTTGCCATGGCTTTGCTTTTGTTTGAATAGGACAGGTGTAATTCTACCGGATACCGCAACAAGTGAAAAGGCCCGGTTTGTGGCCGGGCCTCTGGTGTTGGTAGAGGGGCACCACCCCTTGCTTACCGAGTCGGTTTTGGTTCGCTTTCAAATCGGTATAGGTTCGCTATCGATTCGCTTCAAAGTAGGCAAATCATAACGATAAAGGCCGTGAAGGCCAACCCTGCCAGTGTCTCGTCTACAACGAACTGGCGGCTGCGCTCGTAGTACCACTGCCGCTGGCTAGGCAGTTCTCGCATCATCTCGTCGATCTCTTGCTTGGTCATTTGCTCTCCCGTGACTTTATGGCGTTGATTCGGGTTTGAATCTCAAGGGTTTTATGCAGTTCTCGAAGGACTTCACAGTGCCGCCTGTTTGCGGCCTCAGCACCATTGGCGTAGCCCTCCTGATAAGACATGAACTTCGATGGATCAATATTCGATAGCGTGTGAGCGGCGACAAGCGCGGCGAAGCGTTCAAGGTCTTCATCTTCAAACGACCAATCAGGAAAGTCGCTGTTGCGCTCTGCGCCAGCCTCCCGCGCCATGCGGATGATGTCGTCTTTGGTCATGTGTTCTTCTCCCTGAGTTTGGCTTCAATTGCACGAACAAACTCCAATACATCTTGATATTTCCAATGCTCATTCGGCGCGGGCCAAGTTGGGTTAATTTCATGCAGTTCAGGTTCCGTCAGCCCAACCCATTCACGAGTTGATGCTGCGCCAGTCTTGTAAGCCGACCGCAGCGCCCATGTCCATTGCTCACGGTCAGTGTCGTCCATCGTGTCAATTTCAGCGGGCAGCGGGTATTTGACAAACCATTCGTCAAAAGTCATTTCTTCTCTCCTATGCCGTGCGCGGCTTCGATTGCGCGGGCAATGTCGTATGCGTCATTGATAGATGCCTCACCCATTTCGTCGCAGTACCGATTCCAAATATCGTCAATCTCCTCATCCGTCAGCGGCTTGCGCTGCGGTGGGTGGGTGTAGAGGGCCATTCCTGTAGTCAGAACAAGGGCAGGGTTAGTCGGAACAACAGTGAAGTGCCCCGCATATGCCCCGGTCACATACGCCACCGGCTTCTGCTCAGGCTCCGCAAGCGCGGTGCGGAGGGCATCCATAGCCTTATCGCGCAGTGCGCCCACATAGCGTTCCTCCAACGCCTCAAGCGCCTGCTGCGCTGCTTCTCGCAAATTCATGCCACCTCCCTGATCGCGTAGTCGTGCCACACCACGCCCTTGCTCGGGTCTCCGACCTTGCAGGGCTTCACCCAGACATTCTTCCCGCTCCTGAGCCTGCGTAGGTGCCCTCTGCGGTCGTGCTGGCGGGGTGATGCATGGGTACCACCCTTGGACTCGGATCGGGGCTTGGATGGCTCGATGTAGACCGTCGTCCAGTCGTAGGTAGGCGGCTTGCCTTGGGCGATCTTGCGCCGGTTGGTAAAGGTGTCCCGCACCACCGGCCTGTAGGCCGCGCACTGTTCAGACAGCAGCCGGTACCAGTTCCCCACGAACCCCAGCACCATCTCGGCGTCCTTCTGGTCGATGTGGTCGCCCTCCTGCAACGGGCCGTACTTGATCGACCCGTCGTCCAAGGCGTAGACCATCAGCGGTAACTTGCGCGGCTTCTGGCCATACGGCCCCTTATGAACGGCCAGCACGATCCCGTTCTCGGGGTTGTCCCCCACGGTGATCATCAGCATCTCGTAGGTCTCGTGGGTCTTGGTCTTTCCCTGCCAGACCACGACACACTTCTCGAAGGGCGGCCGGTACTCTTGCAGCCAGTTCTGATCGACCGTGCTCTGGTCGAGCGTGCCGGAGACATCGAACCACTGCGTGTCGGTGATGTCGAAGTCGGACTCGGTCATCCACTTGATCGTGGATCGGATAAGGGGGGTCATGCGCCCCTCCTCTCGGCCACCTTGACGGCGATGTCGCCCTCGGCCATATGCCACATCAGGCGCAGCAGAAACTCCTGAGACATCTTCGAGGTGTCGATGTGCAGATGGGCCTCCTGCGCCACGATCATGCCGTCCACGATGCGCTTGGGGTTGCGGTACACCACCGTGGACTCGTAGACATCGAACCGGGCGTGCTCGTTCACGCCTGCGCTCCGGTGGCCAGCACGCGGTTGATGGCCTCGACCATCTTGCGGGCCTGATCGAAAGTCAGGGTGCAGTTCGCACCGCCGCCGATGACTTGAATCGACAACCACATCTCGTTGTCGTCGTACTTGTCCACAAAAACCACGCGCTCGAATCCGTCGGCGGTCTCAATACGGGTCTGAAGATCTTCGCTCATTTGTCGCTCCATTCGCTGTTGATGATGATGTAAGTATACATGAAACTTGGAAGGGGGTGTCAATCCCAATAATCGTCGCGGCTGCCTTCCATGGCCTCGAAGATTTCTTCGTCGATGCGGCTCTCGTCTTCGCGGCTCATCTTGCGCTCCAGCCACGGGGCCTTGCGGCCGCGGCGATCAAGCACCACCCAACTGCCGCAACCGCCCTCGGCGGGGTAGCAGCGCTCGGGAGGGCCGGAGACCTGAGCAGGGACATAAGCCTCCCAGTCAGTGACACCGATGAGGCAGGGGATGCCTGCCACGCGGGATTCGATTTCAGCGATGTACATGGCAGCCCCCTGATCAGAAGTTGTAGTCGTAGAACTTGACGGGCTTGTCGCTCAGGCCGAAGCGGCGGCCGTACTTGTCTTGCCAGCCCTTCTTCGCGCTCAGGCGGATGCGGATCACCGGATT